TGTGGTGAAGCGGGGATCAACCTGAACCGGCTGCGAGACGGCCTCGTGAACAAAGAAGAAGCGCGAGCGAAACTCCAAGCGGCCGGGCAACGGCTCTATGAGCCAAAGGTTTATCTCGACGAAACGGCGGGTATCAGCATTCAGGAGCTGCGAGTCCGTCTGATTCTAGCGGTCCAGAAGTACGGCGTGAAAGCCGCGTTTGTCGATTATCTCCAGCTTGCGAAAAGTTCGAGCGAGGCGGCCAAAAAAAACCGGTTCGCCGAAGTCGGGGAAGTCTCGGATGGGCTCAAGCGCCTGGCCAAAGATTTGCGAATTCCGATTTTCACCGCTGCACAGCTCAACCGAAAATCTGAGGATCGCGGCCTCGCCAGCAAGCCCAAGCTCAGCGATTTGCGCGAGAGCGGCAACCTGGAACAAGACGCCGACATTGTAATTATTATAGATTGGGAAGCCGATCCCGAGCACGATCTTACCCACGACCCGCACGCGAACCCGACGCAAAGCGAGCACTTCGCGCGTTGCGGAGTCTGTGGCTGGACAGGCCGCGGCTCACTGCTCCGGGCCGGCGCCTGCCCCGCCGATCTGCCTGGGCCGGCGGACAGCGACGGCCAGCCGACCTGCGGCAGCTACCAAGTTGAACGAGTAGAATTCCCTCACACTCCCGCGATCCTGGATATCGCCAAGCAGCGCAACGGTCCCACCGGGCCGCAACGTGTAGAATTCATCCGGCCGCTGGCGCGGTTCGTGAATCCCTATCTGAAGACAAAGTTGTACGACCGATGACCACCCGATGAATACCGCCGTCATCCTGGCTCACGCCACCAAATTGCTCGCCGCGCAGAAGCCACATCCGTTCCTGGCATTGCCGTCGCTGGATCAAATGTCGGCGGCGATCGGGGCCGGTCAGGATGCGCTGGACGCGCTGCGGGAGTTGCTGGAGATGCGGGGAGATGCGATTAAACTGAGCTTGGCCGATCCGTTGCGGCACGGCTACCGTCTCGAATGTTGGGAGCGCGCCGATAAGCTGCTAGGCAATGCCTACGACGAAGAAGCCGCGAAGTGGACCTTTGGCACGAACCGCGAACAGGTCAGCGAGCTTTACATCCTGGGCGGGAACCGCTCCAGCAAAACCGAATTCGCGGCGTGGTTGGTTGTGCAAACGCTCCTGGCGATTTCCAACTCGAGGATCTGGTGCTTTCAGACCTCGGAAAAGAACAGCGTCCACATGCAGCAGGAACGAATCTTCGATTACCTGCCCGCCGAACTGAAAAAACAAAGTCTGAGGAGCGACGGTACAACAAAAATCAAGTATAGCAAGGCCAACGGGTTCACGAATCAGGTGATGGTCTTGCCGAACGGTAGCGTTTGCGAGTTTCGAAACTACAAACAGGATATTGAAACCATCGAGGGCGGCGAAATCGATATGGCATGGTGTGACGAACTTGTCCCAATCGATTGGATCAAAGGGCTGCGCGCCCGCGTCTCGACCCGGAACGGTCTGCTGCTGATCACGTTCACGCCAGTCAAGGGCTATACGCCCACCGTCAAAGAAGTTTTGCAGGGGAGCGAAGTGATCGAGGAAACCGAAGTCGCGTTGCTGCCGGCGCCCGCAGACATCGCCGAACTCTGCCGACTAGAACCGGACACCGTCATTGTCCGCAAGCCTCGCCGCTACCGCAACGGCTTCCAGCTCATGCCGCTGCTACGAAAGGTGAGTTTCCCGCGCACGGCCAGAATCATCTACTTCCACACACTCGAAAATCCATTCCATGACATGGCGCGGACGATCCGCGACTTGGAAGGCGCACCCGAAGAAGTGATCAAGGTGAAGGCCTACGGCGAGCCTAGCAAACCGGTCGCCAACGCATTCCCAAAATTTTCAAACGCCCAGGTCATCGACTCGGAAAAGTTCGAAGCGGTCAAACGCGCGACGTGGTACCACATCGTCGACCCATGTTCCGGACGAAACTTTTTCATGATCTGGCTGGCCGTCTTGCCCGATCGGCGAATGTTGATCGCTCGCGAATGGCCGCAGCTCGGCGATTATATTCCGGGAGTCGGCGACCCGGGACCATGGGCCAAGCCAAGTGGGAATAAACACGATGGCGACCGCGGACCGGCGCAAGATAGTTTCGGATGGGGATTCATCCGCTACGCCGAAGAAATTCGACGGATTGAACTCGAGCTTGGCCAACGCTGGGGCGGCCGGCAACGCGCCGCCGGTGGGTCGGGAGAAGGTTGGGCGCCGATCGAGATCGCAGAGCGGATCATGGACAGCCGTTATGCGTCCAACCCGACCCTGAACCGCGGTGCGTCCACCACGGTGCTCGAAGAATTTGCCGAACTGACCGACGACGATGGCGCCGACTGCGGGCTCGACTTCATTCCTGGGCCCGGTCACACCATTGAGAAAGGCCTGCACGCCATCAACGCCGCGCTGGACTGGGACGACGACAAACCGCCGGGCCGCGAGAACCAGCCGCGCCTCTACGTCCACGAAGACTGCGACGCGACCCGGTTCGCGCTTGGCGAGTGGACGGGGAAAGACGGTCAAAAAGGCGCTTGCAAAGATCCGATCGATGTCATTCGGTACGGCATATTGAGCGAGTTGGAATTTATAGACCCCGACTATCCACGTGGCTACCGCGGCGGCGTGAATGGTTGCAGGAGACAGGGCGGCCGAATGTCTACTATCAAAGCATGAGCAACAACACAAACGTAATAATGTTCAAAACTCTGGACGGCCTTTTCGCAACACGAGATTGTCCGGAGATCGAGCCCGGCGCGCACCAGATCAACCTGCCGATGTGGACCGGCTCCCCAAAATGGGACGCAAGTCCGCCTGACCTGACAACCCCGAACAGGTTCCTGCGCTACAGGTGCTATGAGCAAACAGGAGATTACTACGACGATATACCAATTTTTGAAGAGACGACGGCAACGCCGCAACAAAACAACAATAACAAACATGAAGAGCAAAGACAAGACTAAACAAGACAACCTGTTTACCGTGACCCTCGGCAATCCTGACATCGCCACCGTTCAGCGACGAAAGGAACATAGTATTCGGTAAGACTGACAGACCTTCATCCGTCCCGGATCCCCCCAATTCAAAATTTTGACCCCGGAAGAACAGACTCAACTCGCCGCCGCGTTCCCGCCTTTCTTGCGGCGGGGCCGCGCGCTGGCGATGCTCAAGGAGCGGTTCGGTCTGACCGAGCATTCGGCGCGGAAAGTGCTGAACGATCGACGAACCTGGCATATGGCCGGCGGGGAGCGGAAGCGTTATTATCTCCGTGACCGAATGCTGGAATCCTGCACACCGAATGAATCGACACAAAACAACACAACAAAGACCAACCAAGTATATGAGTAACACCAAGCCTCGCCCCCAATCCCTCGCCCGCCGGGTCAACGACTGGCTCGACTTGCGCGATTCGCCACAGTGGTTTTTCAGCGCAACCGTCCGAAAGGAGATCGACGCTCCCGAAGAGCGGATGCAGGTTACCAAGGCGCTGGGCCTTCTGGTTGAGCGCGGCGTGCTGAAATCGCGCGTGTTGAACCGGGATGAGCAAGCCTTCCTCCGAGGCCGCGGCCACTGGATTCGAGGTCGCGCGCCCAAGCTGTTTCGGAAAGTCTTTGATCTTGCGGATTGAAAGACAAGCGGTTTACATTCCCCGACTACCACCACAATCATGCCTACCACCGCCGCCTCCTACACCACGACCACCGATGACCAGCTGCTGGAACCGGAGCAGGAACCGGACGGTCAGCAGCTGCTGGACGATTTGAACCAGGTCATCACTGATGCCGGTCCCTATTGGGACGAAATGGAAGAAGCCCTGGCGACTCAATATTGCGTCTGGCCGGGGCAAGACCCGGATGGGCGGAAACACGAAGCCAACCTCGGAGTGGTTCCCTTTCCGTGGGAAGACGGCAGCGACATGCGGGTTCGACTGGCCGAGGAACTCGTGCTGGATGAACAGGCGCTCTACATGAACGCCTTCATGAACGGGCAGATGCAGGCGGTTAGCCGATCGATCGGCAAACAAGACCAAAGCGAGGCGGTGACCGCGATGCTTTACTGGCAGCGCAACACCCAGATGCAACCACAAATTTTTCACGAAATGGAGTTGCTGACCAGTTGGATTAGCACGTTTGGGAAAGCCGCCCTCAACGTCTGTTGGTGGAAGGAGTACCGTATGGTAGCCACGCAAGTAAGCAAGCAAGACGCGATCAACGACTACGTGAAAATCAATTTCGACGAGGAAAGCGCCGCCACGATCGGAGAAGAAGCCGAAACCGGGCGCCTGGTCGAAGAGTTCAACTTGATCCTGAGCGATGAACAACGGCTCAACGGCGAGGCGGTGAGGATGAAAGAGAGTTATGAGGATGTCCAACACCTGAGCGACAAACGAATCCGCAAAATCCTGACCGACATCCGCGATACCGGCGCCGCCGAGTTTCCCGCGCCCGTTCTGGAAATCGACCGGCCCCATTGGCGGGCGCGGCGGTTGATGCTGGACGTGTTTTTCCCGCTGAGTACGGACAATTTGAGTGACGCTCCATGGATCGCGGAAACGGAATACCTTTCCCGCGACCAGCTGCAAGACAGGGTCCGCACGGAGGGCTGGGACGAAACGTTTGTCAGTCAAGTCGTTAATAACCACGCGGGCCAAGTGTTCGACTCGCGCGTGAATCAGGCGCGCAAGAATATTGAATCCAGTCAGCTGACCGACTCCGTCAACGGCGCGCGCGGGCATCGAGTCGATCTTTGGGCAGACGATCACACATACGAACTGATCCATTTTTATCATCGCAAAGTCGACAGCAACGGGTATCCCGCGATATACAAAACCGTATTGCACAACAGCGAGCCTGAGTTGATAGGCAAGCACGAGCTTTTGCCTTACAAGCACGGGTGGATGCCGTTCGTTGGGTTCACCTTTGAGCGGTTGCGGCGGGCGATTGTCGATAGCCGGGGAATTCCTGAGCTGGTGATGACGGCGCAAGCCGAGGTCAAGCGCCAGCGTGACAGCCGGAGCGACCGCACCGATGCGGCGACGTTCCCGCCCCTGGCCGTGCCCGGCGTGCGCGGCGGCGGGCACTACCCATTCCAGCCCGGCAGCATGTTCCCTGTGCGCGGCAATAACCATCCGAAATTTTTGGATATGCCCAAGCTCGATAGCGGGACAATCGAGATCGAACTCGCCGTGCTCCGCTCGATCGACACATATTTCGGTCGGACCAGCGCAGACGTGCCGCCGGAAGTGTCGTTCCGTCGTCAGCAATACCGGGTCAACCGTTTTTTGAAGGCGGTGGGCGAGGCCGTAAGGCACACGTTTGCGCTCGACCAACAGTACCTGGAGCCGTTGAAAGTCGCCCGCGTGACTGGCGCGCCCAACTCGGCGCCGCTCCAGGTCGACCGGGATACGATCCAGGGACAATACGACGTTCACATGGCGTTTGACGTGCGCGATTTGAACCAGGAGTTTGTGCGGATGAAGCTGGAGTATTTGACGGCCGTCTTGCCGCTGGACCGCGGCGGCGCGGTGGACACGAGCAAGATCGTGGAAAGCTTGATGCGCGCGATCGACCCGAATCTTGGGCCGCAATCGATCAAACCGGCCGCGGCGGCGCAGCAAGACGAAACGGAAGACGAAATCCGCAACGTCGCCATGATGTTGGCCGGCGAGGAACCGCCCTTGCGCGAAGGCCAAGACGCAAACACCCGGCTCCAAGTGCTGCAGCAGCGCCTGGAGATCAACCCGAAGGTTCGAGAAGCCTACGAAGGCGATGAACAATTCAAAGCGATTTATGACGCCAGAATGCAGGCCCATCAGTTTGCGCTGGACCAGATCGATAACGCGGCGACCGGAAGGATTGGGGCGGAGCCCGTGTTATAAACTCAAATATAGAAACAATGACTGAGAAAACCGGCTATGAAGACCCCGAAAAAACCAACTCGCCCCAATGAGGGTTCCCGCTCCAACGCCTTGTTCTGCTGCGTCTCTGACATATGGTTTGGTGCTCCGTGTTTTTACGCTGAGTCAGCACAAGAGGCCGTTGATTTTGCTCACGCTGAAAGCACAAGAGATCACCCCAAAGAGGTTTTCCAAAACGATTGGAGAGCTTGGCCGGATTGCGAATGCCCCGATCTAGCTTCCGAGGATCTGTGGCGATGGATAGGTGAGCAGAACGTCAAGG